TATTATGTTATTAGTACCGGTACACAACATGATAATATTTTAAATTCGTCTTAACTTTTATTACAATTCTACAACTAATATGTATTATCTATGTTGTAATTACCCAACGTCTACCAGTATCGGTAGGTTTGATTATCTCAGGGGTCTTCAGTTTGTAAACATCCCCAACTCTTTTGAGTTCATTATTGGAATAATTAACCAATTTGTCAATCAAATCAACCTGATCATCGATTTTTGGTGAAGTCTTAACCCTCTCATAAATATTCCGCATAATGTCTGACATAGTATTACGAAACATAACAAATATGTCAGATATTTCCCTATCCCTATTTAGAACCTTTTCGCGTTTGTGTAACTCAATCTTCATACGATCCTCATCAACTTCATCTAACATAAATTTTACACGCAAATCAGTATTTGTAACACGGACATTTCTATTGTTGCGATTGTATCTGGGTATAGTAACGTTACTGACATGTTGAATCAGTTGGTATAACATTGGAATATTTATTATCTTATCCAAATTCTTAGTACGGATAAGATAATCCAAATTTCTCAAATTGGGAAGACCCCCACACTCAATATCATTAGGATCCCTATCCATACCACCATGCTGCGCACGAAACTGTAAATAATGAGGGTTATGGATATTACCAGAAACCTTGTTACCAGTCTTCCAACTAAATGCAGTGTGACAGTCAGATTTTGTACACCACATCTGGTCACATCCATCAATCTTTGTTATAAGGGTACCGCATGATGGACAAGGTTTGGAATCCTTCTTTAAAAGCTTCATAGTCTCAACAGTTCCCTCATCACACTCATGATCATCACACTTCTCCTCATAACATCGATTACACACAGTTTTTTCACATATACCACAAGTCCATTTACTATCCAAAAAACCCTTACAATCATCCAATGGACACTTCTTAGTACGTACACACGTCTCGATACCTTCATGTTTAATCACGTTAATACCCATATCAAAATCATCCAATGCTCTTCTAGCTTTTTGGTATTGGTTCCATAATTTATGCTTCTCTGCAATAAGTTGCCGCCTCAACTCTGCATTCTTTTTTTGTATTTTCGCAATATCAACATCACCCTGGGTGAAGGGGAATAAAGCCTTTTCCCTATCAAATAATACATTCTTTCTATGATCCTTGAAACGCTTATCCAAAAAATTCTTTGAAAAATTATTACACAAAAATTCTCGATTCCATTCTTTATGACAATTCATACATTGTGGATCCTCGAAGGATCCGAGGATGTAAGTCTCACCGCATCCAATACATGATGTAAAATCACAGAAACCACATTTAACAGGCTGACGCGTCTTCTTGTTGAAATCCTCGCAACAAATGTTACAAGACATATTGTTGTTACTTTGTTTGTTGTTTGTTATCATAATTATTTCATTCACTTAGGTTTCTTTTGGTATACAAGACATACCTGCTGTTGTATACCCCCATTGACATGCGAGATCATTCATACTCACAAGGTTAACATCTGTACGATTACATTCTGTTGCAGATTTCCTATCACGACAGGGTTTTAAATCTTCATTGATGAGACCAGCTGTCCATGTCTTACATTCTGGTTCTACCCTAGCAAATTTATTACCAGGCTCATAATAACAATGTCTATGTTTCTCACATTCATCTCTAAGTTTAATATCGCCACATTGAACAGGTTTATCGATACATTTACTTCCATTTCTTGTACGAATTAATGAACATTCACCAGTAGTTTGACATTCGTCAAATGTCAAATTAATACAGTTTTTCGGGGAAGGTATTTCACCTTGTCTAAGAAACATTCCTTCTTCTTCAGGTTCTTCTTCGGGTTCTTCTTCAGGTTCTTCTTCGGGTTCTTCTTCAGGTTCTTCTTCGGGTTCTTCTTCAGGTTCTTCTTCGGGTTCTTCTGATTCATTTGATTCGTTTGATTCATTTGATTCATTTGATTCATTTGATTCGTCTGGTGTAGATATTATATAATATGTTACTATTGATATTAATATTAATAATATACCTCCTATTATATATCTTCTTTCCATCATACTATTATAATCTATAAAATATTTATACTAATGAAAAAAAAAATTTAAAAAAAATATTGAAAAAAAAAATAATATTTCTTTGAAAATAAAAAAAATTTTAAAAATATTTATCCTATGAAAATAAAATTTTTAAAAATATTTTTTTTAAAATTATTGAATCAAAGAAAAATTATTTTCAATATCTCTATTGATAATCTCAAAATCTATATCTGTAACACATGGATCAAATATATCTCCAAACTCATCACACATTTTACAAAATTCATTATGTTCACCGGGTTTATGATTATGTTCTAATGAAACCTTAATGACGGTTTCTTTTTTATTGGTCTTTTTCATCATCTTCTCTTGGGTAATCTTTACCTTTTCATCATAATTTTTATGTCTGGCGCAATATTTACCGTCACATTTGACATTAGCGCTGCATTCCTTACCCAGGGCAGTCAATGCCTTACATATGGGTATGTGACGCCGACAATATGAACTATCCTTTATGTTCTTATACTTGCAACCCTCAGTCAAACACATTTTTTTTATTGAAAGAAGACGGATGGATTTTCAAGTTTTTTGTTCAACTTAGGATTTATTAGGTTACGTTCCAAGTAATGAATGCACTCGGGCTCTTCGGAACGACCGGCCAACTCTAACATTAGTTTATACACTTCCCTCGGATTTTTATGAATTTTCTCACGTGTTGTACTGAAGCATCCCGTGTATGTTAGCTACAATCAGGCCATTTTTTTAATGGATGTGTACATGCTGAAATAAGATTTGTATCTTCTTGCCAATTATCATTTGATGTTTGTGAATAAAAAAAACAAGTATTTTTATAATTGTCATCAGGTACTTTATCATTTCTGAAACCAACACCAACCGCGTCAATTGCTATAGCCTGTTTACGACAATCACTTATATTATTACCTTTAGACTCTCCACTTTTACCATACTCATACATATTATTCAAGGTCCAACCAGACTTAAATTTACCAGAGGCAAAATTTTCTTTTAACCATTCTTCTGATCCTACTATTGCTGCTGCTATCACTTCTGATGTTTTTTCTGCTACTTCTAGTGTTGTTTCTGGATTTTGTTGTAATATTACGTCTAATGTTTCTGATTTTACTTGTGTTTTTCTATCGGCATCTGATAATTCATAATTTTTTATACTTCGTATTAAATTGTTGACATAATTAAAATTTGCTTCAGTTAATAATTCACTCATTTTGTCACTTTTTACGATATTAATTAAATAGTCGGGCGCCCTGTCGGAGCTACTTGTATGAGTAATAGATTTAAATTCATCTTCAGGAATAAACCTATCACCATACAAAAGATATTCTTTTTTATTTATGATAGACGTGTATGAAATTGCGGCATGATTTGGTAACATTGATATTACAGGTGCGTAAAATTTTAATCTACCAGGAACGTAATACATTCTACCTAAATCATCCTTATAATATAAAAATTCTCCAGGATTAGCAGTTGGTTTTATAAAAAACTTATTTTGTTCATTTACATAGATTTCCAAATAGTCTACTTTTCCAAATGTGACACTAGAAGTTAATTCTGAAATATTAAGTGGAAAAACTAAGGTTTCAAGACCAGATATTTCAACTACTCTTTTTATTTGTTCCTCAGTTATCCTGACGGGTTTTGGGGGAACGGACGACTGATCGATCAACATTCTTTTACCATTCGTATCATCAGATTCTTTAAAAACTTCGATCTGATTATTTGTAGTATCCGTGACAGTCATGCTAAAATATAACGATTTTCCAATTATATTTCCGTCTAGTGTTATTAAATTACTAAAGGGGGTAGCTCCACCGATTTCTTTCCCGGTTGCAAATGACATCGAAAGTTTTTCGAATTTCATAAAATATTTGTCACTCTCGGCGTCAGAATTTTTTGCTATCAATCTTTCCGCTACTACAACATCACCAAAATATAATTTCATATGTATGATATTAAATCTGTCATCCCATCCCAAACCGTTGGTCCAAGATAAATTAATTCTCATGTCCACATCTTCATTTAGAGTATAATTTTCTATGTTGTCATCATTATCTTGTCTTTCAATTGTAATTTCAACCTTTTGTAAACTTACAGTTGGATCAGTGCCTGACAATATATCCTTGTCCTTTCTAAAGAGATAGAATATTGCAATCAAAATAACAACACTTAACACTACATAAACCCACATCATTTTTATATACTAATATATTTTTTTAATAAATATTTCCCTGTATCGTTTCAAAAGTTATCTGTGGAACATCTACACTCTCTTCCTTCTTATAAATGAAAATATATAATATAAATAATATAATAATAAATATCGGTATCAGTATTAACATTATTATAATATTTATTTTTTTATTTTTGTTTTAGATTTATGATTTATTTACACACCACCGCCACCCCCACGCGGATCGGTAAATCTCACATTCAGGGTTGCTAGAACATTCTGCAAGTTTTAGAGAGTTACAATCAAATGGTGGTGCAGGTGGAGGCGCTGCATTTAGATAAATACCCATTAATCTCAAATACGATAAACTTAAAGTTGTGCTCCCCGCACCGGAAGGTTTTTTCATTGATATGTGATATTTATTAAAAACTGAATTATTAGACGCCAACGATATATATTTATCTTTTGTCTTCCATGTACCATCATATTTAAATAATTGCGTTTTCGTGTAACCGGATACACCATATACAGTAAATACGAGAGGAGCTTGTAGTACATTTCCTTTATTATCCACTTTATCCCAATCCCTGGCCTTCATAACCATATTTTTTAATATTATGTTATCCGGTAATGTAAACTCTATGAAACGTTCACCGCTAATGAACCATGGTATTACATAACACAAATCACTACCATGATCGGTGACAAGATTTTGAATACCCCAATTCAACTGAGATCCTGAACCTCTGAGTCTATAAGATTTACCATCTATATCGAACGTAAAATCATTTGTTTGATCATTATATTTTTTGTGATCAATACTTGTAGGAGGATATTCATTATATATACTGTCTAAAGAACCAAAAGTAATTTCGTAATCTATTATATCCGTTGTCAACGTTACGACACAAGATGTTAAATATACATAGTCCTTATCCTTTTTATAATATATTTCTATTTCATTAGAACCTACGATATTTGTTTCTGTATCTACTAAATCTTCGGAACTTATATTGAAAACTACGTTTGCAAGATTTGTAAGATCTTCTTTATTAGTGATTACATGTTCTTTATTATATTCAACTTTTTTTCCATCTGGGTTTAAATGAATTAGTTTTAAAGCTGTAACATCATTAAATCCTAAACCATTTTTCCATCTCAATTCTATAGTATAATTAAACTTCTTTTTTGTTGTGTAACTTTCATTCATTCTGATACTCATGAATATTATACATATTAATATAATTAATAATATGTACATTTTAATAAACTAACATATTTTTCCACCTCTAAGTCTCAACACTAAATGTAATGTACTTTCTTTTTGAATATTATAGTCACTGAGTGTCCTTCCATCTTCTAATTGTTTACCTGCGAAAATAAGTCGCTGTTGATCGGGAGGTATACCCTCTTTGTCTTGTATTTTTGATTTAATATTGTCTATCGTATCAGAAGATTCAACCTCGAGTGTAATAGTTTTCCCAGTGAGAGTTTTGACGAATATCTGCATATTGTATATATTAATATACATAAAACTTTAATATCTTTTCTTTGGTGCAGGTGGGCATTCAAGAGGTGGGTCTTTCATCACATATTTCCATATCAACTCCTTGATATCATTGGGTAGTGGTTCTGTAGCCTTGCAAAAAGACATTCTATAATCATCTGTTACTAGAGGGATAAAATCCATCATCATCCTCGAGTATCTCTAAAACAATTCTTTCGCCCTCTTCGTTTGAGGCTTCTATTATATTGTCTGGTTTATGTTCGAGAATTAAAATAGCCTTGCGAATATAGTCCATACACGTCGACATACGTAACTTAAGTTTAAATCACAATCCAAATAAATTTTTTTGATATAAGGTGGAAGTATTTTCCACCACAAATATTGATGCGATTCTTCGTAAAAATCTAGTTCAAAGTCCTGAGACATATATGTTAATATGGTTTCTTTTTTTTATATATATTTATTAAATGGTTTTGTCATTAAATGATCTACCAAAGAAAGTTCAATATCTTATGATAGATTCCAGATATGTAAAAGGAACTAATAACACGTTTACGGTTGATATGTCTCTGGAATCTAATGTACATCTGGAAGACCTTAATAGGGTGATAGGTTTAAAGATCATAGATTTCTATGCTATACAAGTAGGTGATAATGACGCAACTGGAAATGGTAATGTTGCAAAGTACATAGATGTGATATGCCCTGATATACCAAAGAGGGGTCAGATAATGGATGAAAGAAAGGGTCAGGTGTTAACCCGAATACCCTTAGAAAGAAGTTTTTCAGGAAGTAATAGTTTTGTATTAAATGATAAACATTGGAAAAGTTTTAATAGGAAAACAAACTTATTCAATCCAATTTCAATACAAAAATTACATTTTGAACTTTATGAGTCTCAAGGGGATGGTGACTACCACCTATTGAGTCCAGATGTTGGGTTCTATATGATAATTGAAATAATCACAATAGATGTAGAAGAAAAACCCGAAAATAAAGAAGATCAAATACTCGAAGCATTATATAAACTTATTGGAAAAATTGATGCATTGAATGAAAATGTAAAAAAAATTCCAGAAAAGGAAAATAAAGATGATTTAAAAAAAAAGAAATATCCTTTTAGTTATTTATTTTTAATAATTAGTTTATTAGTAGGTGGTTATATTTATTATGTTAATTCTTCTTCTTCTTAGTAATTTTTTTAGGTTTTACTTCAGTCCCATCTGAGAGTGATGGCTCTGGAACGGGTGGCTCCGGGGTGGGTGGTTCTGGAACGGGTGGCTCTGGTACTGACGGTTCTGGAATGGGTGGCTCCGGGGTGGGTGGCTCTGGTACTGACGGTTCGGTATTAATTTGATCTAATATTTTTAACAATTGTGAATATAGAACTTGTTTATTTATTCTTGATATATTAATTTCATCTTCTAACTCTTTTCTTAGACTATCCATTTATATATAATCATATTTTTATTCTAAAAATTTTACATAACTAAAGAGAAATGAATGGTACGTCCATATAATCTGAAGACTTATTCATAGACATGTCGTACACATTAATATTTACATCACCAAAATATACAAAGTCGTCAATTTTCCATACCTTTTCATTTATATTTCGTTTCGCATAATCAACAGCATTCCTCTTTTCGAGGAACACACGACGGTCGATGATAATGTTATTGACGATAACGTTTGCAACAAACATGTTTTGATTGATATAAATATTAATAAAATATGTCTAACTTAGTTAAAAAATAAGATACTTGAATATAAAATGATAACATTCATAGGACCTCCATTACTTTCCGGTATAGGTCAACATACCAAAAAATATATGGATTTATTTCCAAATAGTACATACAAGTTAATAAATGAGGATATACCACAATCTGATACCATTTTCATGTTTGCTTTACCTTTAAAGAATTACATAGATAGGATAGATGATATAAAGAAAAAATGTAAAAAGATCATATGCATGACTGTATGTGAGACTGAGACTGTTCATGAAGATTACGGATTATTATTTAAAAAATTCGATAGAATTGCCGTCCCCAGCGAATTTTGTAAGAATGTATTTTCTAAACAGTTCCCTGACACAACATTTTACGTTATTCACGCTCACATACCTAAGCCTATAAGTAAACCCTATGTATTCTATCATATAGGTAACATAATGGATCAGCGTAAAAATATTGAAAAGCTGATTAAAACATTCTTAAAATTGGATAAACCCGATACTAAATTAGTAATAAAAGCCACATGCATTAAACCCGTAAACTCAAATCATCCACGAGTCGAAATAATAAATGGTTTGGTTGACGAATATGATATGGAATATATACATTCAAGATGTGACTGTTACGTTAATTTCTCACACTCTGAGGGTGTTGGTATGGGAGCCATAGAGGCCGCGGTACGTAATAAACCCGTGATAATAACAGACTATGGGGGTCCCACGGAATACATAAAAACTCCTTATACTATAAAATGTGAAAAGACTAGTATAAAGAATGATGACTTTCTATTTAAAAGAGGTATGATATGGGGAGAACCCGACGAGGATCAGTTGTTGGAATTTATGAAGGATGCTTATGAAAAAAGATTAAATTACATGGATCATTCCCATACTATAACGTTGACTAATAGGGATAATATAATTGATGAATTTGTTGACGAAATTGTGGGTTGTATAGATAATTAAGTTTCATATATTATATGATTGGTTATATATACTATTAAACCTGTGACTATAGCACCTGATGATAACATTCCATCTTGTATTATAAATAATTTGACTATATCATCTATGAATTCTATATCTACTGGTTTTTTAAAAATTTTAGGTATCATCTTGGCCATGATGAGATATACAATCATAGATACTATTACTGGTCTAAGTGTTTCCTGATCGAACATTTCTAGATATTGACATTATTTATTTTGGGAATGCTACCTAGCACATTTTTTGTTGATACATTATGTTTTTTACAAAATTTACCACACACCGCCTTGAATTTACACTTTTCCCCTTTCATTGTAGTCGCCTGGCATGTTGTATTATTAGTCGTCAACTTCTCCACTACTTGATTTTTTGGAGGTTCATTCAAAAATACGATGCACCTAGATTTTTTCTTTTCTTCGTGTCTTTTGTATGAATTCTTTAGAACTTGAACACAATGTTGGAGCTCCATTTTTAGTTGTTTAAAAACTAAGATTATTGTTTACTTAGGTATGAAATTGAAATGTAAATCATTCTGTTTTCAATGTTGTAATCCACTTGAACCATACATAAGAACTCACGTTATTCGAAACAGACTCCAATTTTTTAGATATAGAAGAGTTAGGCCACTGTTTTTGGAAAACAATGCAATTTATTACAAATTTTTTGGAATAAATGTTAAAAGAGTATGTTTTGCATGTTTCAAAAATAAACCTAAGTACAATCCAAATATTCATTTTTCAAGACAATCCGGAACATTCAAACAAGATACCACCAATAAATCTAAATCCACAAAAGAAATTCTTTTTTGGTTTGACGGATTCTTAAGATATTTAAAAAATCAAAACAAAAATAGTGTATATTATGGTTGAACAGATACAAAAACTCACACATCTGGAGCACATTCTTAAAAGACCGGATTCATATGTAGGTCCAGTATCAAGGATCCAAGAGGAATATTGGGTCCTTAATAATGATCATTTTGAAAAGAAAAAATTGACATATTCGCCAGCCCTGTTAAAAATTTTCGACGAAATACTTGTAAATGCGATAGATCGAAACTCTCTTCACCCTAAAAATACAAATAATATTACTGTAAATATAATCGATAATTTTATAGAGGTTAAGAATAATGGTCCGTTGGGTGGTATATCAGTAAAAATGCACGATATTGAAAATATCTGGAACCCAGAATTAACATTCGGTCATTTACTCACTAGTACCAACTATAATGACAACCAAAATAGGGTAGTTGGTGGTAGGAATGGTTATGGTGCAAAACTTACCAATGTTTATTCATCTGAATTTCATCTAAATATAAAAGACGCCGAAAACAATATCGAATATTCTCAGATTTGGAGAGATAACATGAAAACATGTGAAAAACCAAAAATGAAAAAATATAACGCTAAAACATCATACGTTACCATAAAATTTAAACCTGATTGGAAGCTATTCGGTATGAATAATATAGATGATGACATAATTAAGATTATTGAAAAAAGGGTACACGACGCTAATGTATGTACTAGTTTAAACTGTAAAGTATCATTTCAGGATAAACAATTACCTAAATACCCACTCAATGTATATGCCAAAATGTATAAAAATACTGAAGAAATATGTTCAGTTTCCAATGAAAATTGGTCAATATGTGTATTACCCAATGACGGTTTTGAACAAATATCATTCGTTAATGGTATATGCACCACAAAAGGAGGATCTCATGTCGACTACATAACGAATATGATATGTAATTCAATTATCGAAGAATTATCCAAAAAAGTTAAACTGAAGCCACAACAAGTAAAGAATTGCTTTATGATTTTCGTAAAAGCTACACTCGTAAACCCATCATTCAGTAGTCAAGTTAAATCTGAATGTACGCTAAAAGTCAGTGAGTTTGGAAGTAAGTTCGAACTACCCAAGACCTTTACAAAAAATATTCTCAAAACCGATATTTATCAAGATTTAATGAACGTCGCGAAGATGAAGGAAATGAAAGAATTGAAGAAGAGTGATGGTGTTAGGAAGAATAAGATAACAGGTATTCCAAAATTGGACGACGCCAATAAAGCCGGAACTAATGAATCTGGTAAATGCACTCTCATAGTGACAGAGGGAGATTCTGCTAAAACTCTGGCAGTCGCTGGATTATCTGTAATAGGTAGAGACTATTACGGTGTCTTTCCATTAAGAGGAAAATGCAAAAATGTGCGCGATGCGAGTACCAAACAAATTTCAGATAACAAGGAGTTTAATGAATTGAAGAAAATATTGGGTCTTCAACAAGATAAAGTCTACAAAAACCTAAACGAACTACGATACGGTCGTCTCATGATAATGACAGACGCTGACGTAGACGGGAGTCACATAAAGGGTCTAATATTGAATATGTTTCATTACTTTTGGCCAAGTCTAATTGGGTTGGGATTTATAGTGAGTATGATCACACCTATAATAAAGGCCACGAAGGGTTCACAAACGAAATCATTCTTTGACGAAACATCATTCAGAGACTGGTACAGAGATGGTAAACCTGGATGGACAATAAAATATTACAAAGGTCTGGGTACATCAACTTCTAAGGAGGCTCGTGAATACTTTGGTAAGATTAATGAATTGACTGTTAAATTTGATAAGGATGATGAAACTGATAAATCCATAACATTGGCTTTTGATAAAAACTTTAGTGATAAAAGAAAGGAATGGATACTGAGGAGTTCTGAAAATAAAAATATAGAGATTGGTTACGGAACAATTACAAATCTTGGAATAACCGATTTCATTCATAAAGACCTGATCAACTTCAGTCTTTCAGATCTAAAAAGATCCATACCTCATATATGCGATGGATTGAAACCGTCACAAAGAAAGGTGCTATTCGCCTGCCTCGACAGAAACTTGAATAAAGAGATGAAGGTGGCACAACTCGCCGCATATGTATCTGAAAAAACATCGTATCATCACGGTGAAAATTCATTATCGGACACCATAGTGAAGCTCGCACATGATTTCGTCGGTTCTAATAATATCAATCTACTCGAACCGTGTGGTCAATTTGGTACGAGATTACTTGGTGGAAAGGATGCTAGTCAACCCAGATATATATTCACCAAACTCGCATCAATGACGAGAAAAATATTCGACGTTAACGACGATCAGATACTTCATTATTTGGATGATGATGGTAAATCCATAGAACCCGAATATTACATTCCAATCATACCAATGATACTTGTCAATGGTGCGGAGGGTATCGGTACAGGTTTTAGTAGTTTCATACCACCATTTAAACCAGATGACATACGTAAAAATATAAAAAGATTTCTTAATGATGACGTCTTATGTAAAATGACACCTTATTTCGAGGGTTTCACGGGTACAATAACATCCGATGGTAATGATACATGGATAGCCACGGGAGTGTACAAGGAAAAAAATGGTGCGATAATAATCGAAGAACTCCCACCTGGTAGATGGACACAGGATTTCAAAGAGCATCTCGAAACACTCATCGAGAAGAGGATTATTATTGGCTACACCAATAACAGTACTACGGATAAAGTAAACTTCGTCATTAATGGATATACATCTAACGATATTGTCAAGGATTTCAAACTACAAAAGGTTTTTCATACCAGTAATATGCACATGTTTCATCCCGAACATGGTATTAAGAAATACGAAACCCCCGAAGAAATTCTTTTAGATTTTTGCAAGATTAGAATCGGTAAATATATATCGAGAAAAAATAATATGATAAAAGTGATGACATGTAAACTAGAAAAAATCACCAACATGGCTAAATTTGTGGATATGGTGATAAATGAAAAGATAACAATTTTCAAAAGAAAAAAGACAGACTTGGAGAATGAGCTTTCTAAAAATTTCATTAAAATCGATGATAGTTTTGATTACCTATTAAACATAAAAACGTATCAATATACAATAGAATCTGTTAATAAATTAATGGAAGAGAGGGATAAAATGTGTAAAGACTTGGAGATGATAAATAAACTTACTGTTAATGAAATGTGGTTAAATGATTTAAAAATATGTTACTAATAATAGTAATGGAAGTAACAGGGCCACATGTTGGGGCAAAACTTTCTCTATACGCCAAGGGGCCGCAAGATGAATTTTTAACAACGGAAAAAATTCAAAATAGTTTCTTTAACAATGAATTTATGAACCATAGTAATTTCACAAAATTTCATACTCATAGAAGAGTTTATAAACCCTCTAATAAGAGTACGTGGCCATTTGGTGACACGATTAAAGTTGAATTAGATCCCAGAGGTATGGGAGATATGTTGGCGAATATGTACATAAGAATAGTATTACCACCATTAAATATAGATCAGTCACCGGTATCATTCTATGCGGATCAAATAGGTAGACATCTTATTGAAACGATAAAGATGAAAGTTGATGAGATTGAATTAGAAGAATATCACGCGGATTGGGGTATAATTTATGATGAATTATTTTTAGAGCATTCTGAGAAAAGAACAAAGAGGTTCTACTTGAATAGGACTTTAGCTGAATATACATCTAGCGTGCCATCGAATAATCTACTCATAAGTTTTAGTGACAAACAAGAAGTTGTAATACCTATTCCATTCTTTTTTTCTAGAAAATATGACAATTATGAAAGACCTTATTTTCCTTTATGTTCTATTTATAAACAAAAGTTATTATTTGAAATAAAATTCAGACCTCAATCATTTTTCACTAATAATCTATCGGATTTAACTATAGATAGTTTTGATATAATAACCGAAGAGATAACATTAACAAACGAAGAGAGAATATTCTTAACTAAGCCTAGAACATTGATAACTGATATAGTGATGAAACATCCATCTATAACTAATGATCTATATTTCAACACGATAAATCAGCAACTGGTACCAAAGATACCAGTAAAACTTTTAATGTGGTTCTTGAGAAGAGAGAGTTTTGAAGATGAAAATACACACGAGAGTAATGTTTTCGCAAACAGGTATAATTTTTCGGCTAATATTTATCAATCTCCCGCTAATTCATTTTATGAACCGGTCATGAAAAATGCTAAAATATTTTTAAATGGTCAGGCTTTGCCGAATATAAATAACACAGATCACACATACTTCAAATATATAGTACCTTTAAGTAACAGTATAAATCGTCCAGAAAAAAATATATACACGTACTCATTTGCTTTCAACCCACTTAAAGTAGAATCAACTGGTAGTTTAGACTTTAGTATGATTAAAAAAAATAGAACTACTTTAAATGTTGAAATAAACGATAGTTCTAATATATATAATTTGAATATATATTATAAAGGATTTAAAACTTTTAATTTTCAAGATGGTTTTTTATTAAATAAATAGTTTTTATTTTCATTCATATATTTTATTACGTCGTTTTTTATACACCATTTGATAAAATTTAATTGAGCCACTGTTGTAGAAATGACATTATCGTCACATGGTAGCTTATATTCAATTCTTTCCGTCCTACAAAATGGATCGAATAATTTTTTACTGTATCCATCTAGTGATGATTTGTAATTACAATGAACGGTAAATATTTTACCATCTCTAGTTTTATATCTAGTATGATATTTTTTACTATATGTAGTTATAAACCATTCTAAATTTCTAAGAGAAATTCCTCCAGATTTATTTAAAATTTTCAACAAAATGTCTCTATTTATTTTTTCTTTATAAAAATCATTTATAGAATTTAATAGAATATCCTGTTTATTCATTATATATAACAAATATTCATTTCTCTAAATTACATGCCGGACAATCATTATGAATTCTAAAAGAAGGAAATGGGTGATTATGAGAAATAGAAGACACGTTCTCCTTTATTTGGGGAGCTTGATTTTTATGATGTTTACAAAATCCACTATTATCACTAGATTTGCACTCACACAACTTTCCGTCTTGTTTTATACCGTTACAAAATTTCTTATCAAAATCGACCATCATTCTCAATTTATTTGCAGCCACGGGAATTTTCAAATCCTTGACGAGCTTTTCGTATAACGTTATTATTTTCTGATTTACACGTTTTTCAACCTCGTCCTCAGATATAGTTTTTTTTACAATTTTAGAGCATATATCTGATATTATTTCAGAGAGTTTATCTTGATTAATGAGTTGTAACGCAACGTCCTTCGATATCATTTTTTTGATGTCTTCCAGGTTACTCATTGTTGAATAGTTGTTCTATATCTTTATTAGTTTTCTTTTTACTAGATTTTATAGTTTTTTCTTTCTTAGGTTTAAATAACTCCGTAGTATCCCCGACGAGCGGTTCTATTAGATCCTTCACGGGCTTGATAAATTTATGTATATAGTAATAATCGTAATCTATTTCTATGTTATGCTCCTTAACATAATTTGGATCTTCCGCCTTTTCGAAAGCTCTCGCATTTTTGATATCGTTTTTAACGAGTACATAAGATACTCTATCACCTGTCCCTGGTTCTGATCCAGGTTGACGTTCCATCATCTTATTATGTACACACACATGTGCCCGGTTTACATTTTTCACGTCATCATGACCTGATTTTATCTCAACATCAACCCCATTAACCTTATATTTTGACGACAGCGTTTGACTTAATATCAACTTTTCCATAGGTACTTTACCAGATAGTAACTCTTCACCCCTCTTCAGAGCGAGTTGTATTGGTTTTTCCTTATCCTTCGAGTCCAGTATAACATTCAACAACTCTTTACACACGTCTCTAACGTATTGAGTGTTATCACGTCGCACCAATTGAAGACCCTTAACATCTATGTAATCCATGTTCATTTTGTGATCCTTCATAGTCCACAACTTTGCCGCGTATCTTTTTTTAGAATATAGAAAATATGGATAATAAACCTTTTCCAGTTCCAGATTATTTGGTTTTTTGAATAATTGTGTACATTCATTTGCCGCCTTCTCACCCAATTCCCAGCTGTATTCCAGAGCTTCTTCGCCAGTTCTATTTCCCACATCAAATTTAACCATGACTGAATCTGTGTCCCCATATATGACTTCCGAACCCTCGAAATTACTTTCGACATAATTTTTAGTAGTTTCTATCATCTCTCTACCCTTCATGGTAACCGAAGAGGCTATCCTCACTTCTGGAAGGAAACCTTTACTCACGCCGGTAAAACCATACACAGAATTCATTGAAATTTTATAAGCCAACTGTTTTGCGTTATACATCTGCTTCTTATATCCAGTACTTGAAGCCATGTCCTTTTTAGCTTGCTTTCTAAAACTTTTCAATTCTGATAATATACTCGGTAGCACGCTTCGAACGTCCTGTACAAAGTAATTTTCACCTATTTTTTCATATTTCAAATCTGGATACTTAGCTATATCTCTCTCGGATATTAGAGTGGAATAACATAAATTATGGGCCATCATAATAGATGGATACAGACCCTCGAAATCGAGGGCAGTTATCGGTTCGTAATAAGCACCAATTTTAGCTTCCAACACAGTGGCGCCCTCATAGTTGACTTCTGGTGTGGAAACGTTATCATAGGTTGTTGATGGTACTATGTATCCCATTTCTTTTGATTTTTTAACAATCTGACTGTATACTTTCACTTGTTGACCCCTCTCAGATAAATAATTTATAGGAACCCACGTAGCCTTAGCCATTTCTATCATGTTAATGACAGTACAAAGTTTTTTCATGAGTCTATGGGGAAGTATAGTGTCCTTAATACAATATTCAGCAACCCTTTTTAAACCCTCAGGATCACCTGATTTGTATATAGAAAACATCTCTTTGGGTGAAATATCTATTTTTTGATCATTCAAGAAATGCTTAGATACGTTATCTAGTTTATAAGAATCCAATTTATATTCTTTCTTAATCTCTTGAAACATGTCGAATGTAAATATACCGGGTATTTTCAGTATGTTAAGATCATTATCTCCTAGAGCGCTAGAGTAAAGCTTCTTCTTTACGATTTTAGTATCCTCCTTGACCCTTTCTATGCATCTATTCATTGGTAAACAACTCTTTTTAGTATTTAGAAGCTTATAACGTTTATCCAAGTACTCGAAATCAAAACCAAACACATTCCATCCCGTGATAATGTCTACGTTCTCAATCATTATGAATTTACAAAATCCTTCAATCATGGTCTTTTCATCTTCATAACACATTACATCATCCTCATCTAATTTGTTAGTTTTTTTAGACGTAAAGCATATTTTTTTGTATATACCATCTTCACAATTAATCTTCTCCAACGATACAGCAATCTGAAAGCATTCATCATCCCTAACATCTGCATTTGGGAACTCTCCAGTGGAACTGTAACACTCTATGTCTATCGAAGCTATTACAAATGGGGCTATATCATCCATGTCAACAGGTTTCAGATGTTTTTTGTAATTTGTCATTTTAACATCTGAAGCGAAATTCAAATCACACTTTGAAAATATCCCTTTCGAAAAATTATTTTCAATTAATTCTATCCAGCCAGTTGATTTTATTTTTGTATCGTGCATAAATTTCAGAATTGGATCTAGATTAGATTCATATGTTTTTATTTTTTTACTGAGTGTTTTTCTATTTAAATACATTTGATATAGATTATCGAATTCCAGTTTCTTATATTCAGCCACATCTTCCTGATACCCAATCAAGCATTTATAACTCTCAGTACTAATTCTTACAGGGGTTCTATCTAGTATGTCTTCTACAACTGCATAATCAGAGTTTTTTATATAAAAGAATGGTTTGTAGTGAACATTAACACAAACAGATTCACCCAATTTAGTCTTTCCAAATATGATGATATAATGTTTGTAATTTATATCCTTGGATAACCAATTAAGTGCTTGAAACAGTACCATATTTATAGTATGTTATATGTGTAAATTTTTAATATCCTTTATTAATAAATGTCAGGCGCTTTAATCGATTTGGTAGCAAAAGGGGCACAGGATGCTTACATCACCGGTTCACCGGAAGTTTCTTTTTTCAGACAAAATTACAAACGTCACACGAATTTTTCAATAAAACCAGAAAGGATCGATTACATAGGAACTTTCGGATCGTCAACCGAAGTATCTATTCCTATCAAAACAAAGGGTGATTTACTCTCTTATGTATGGATAGAAGCCGTTAACATATCTAATGTATTAACTAATAGTAATGCTTTATTCTCGGCGGGTTCTAGCGATCAGACTGAGTTCTCTCTTCATATAGGTGGACAAGAAGTCTGTCGTATGGATTCTTTGTACATCCAGGGAGTACATAATGTTTTATATAAAGACTGCAGCGCTAAGGCTTCCTGCGCGGTGACTACGACCGAAGTGAGTGATAATGCTAAGGGTACCACTCAAGCAGCGGACCATTTCATCATACCATTTTTCTTCTCAGATGATTGGACAAAGTCTCTACCACTTTTGGCTCTTCAATATCATGAAGTTGAAATAAGAATCAAATGTAGAAATGGTTTCACTCCTGTTACCACACCAAAGGTTTATGGTAGTTACATATATCTCGATACAGTCGAGAGAAACCATTTCATAAATATGGAGCACGAGATGTTAATCACACAGGTACAGAAACAGGATGTTGATGGCGATCAGATAGATCTCACGTATTTTAATCATCCCGTCAAGTCGTTACATATGACAACTAAAAACGTAAATGGTTATGGCTGGGGAAGTATAAGAAGATGGGAAAGTTCTACCCTATACATTAACGGTGTTCCTCTTTACGAGGATATGTCACCTGCATTTCATCATAACGTAGTTCACGAGATGCACACGTCTGTGTTGCCACCCAGTACATTAGATGTATTACCGTTATTTTCTTGGCCATTCTGTCTTACAATGAACAAGTCGCAACCCACGGGAACTTTGAACTTTTCTAGAATAGACACTGCTAAATTATCATTTATAGATAAACAAGGTACCGCAAGCACTGATGTTATATACGCGGTCAACTATAACATTCTCAGGATAAAGAATGGTATGGGTGGTGTTGCATTTGGAAACTAAATATTATATATTATATTAAAAATGATAGTAATACCTGTATTTATACCAGTTGTAGACCCAGTTAGTGTCGCTACGTCATTCTGTCTAGGTGTAGCTACCACAACAACAGTAGTATATGGTTATAGTAAGTTTAAAAAAACAAAAGAAAAATTAGCCTGAAGAACCAAAACCCCTATCTCCCCTTTCAGTGTTTTTAATAGTATCGACTTCTATTATAAAAGGCGTTTCACATCTCTCAATAATAATCTGAGCAATTTTATCTCCCTTTTTTATTGAGAAGTCTTCTTTACCATGATTAAACAATACAACCTTAATTTCACCAGTATAATCTGGATCTACAACACCCGCACCAACATTTATACCATTCTTAACAGCTAATCCGGAACGAGGAGCAATGCGACCATAAATATTATTACTCGGAAAACCCATAGATATCCCTGTAGTGACAACACCTCTTTCATTACTATTAATAACAATGTCAGCATTACTATAGAGGTCGTAACCAACTGAACGTAAAGTCGCCCTAGTCGGAATGATAGCATTGTCATCAAGCTTCTTAATTTGGAGCTCCATTTATTAAATAAATATTTATACCTTTATACCTCTTCATTCAACATTAATCCCATCGCAGCGTAATTATGGAGATCCAATAGTGTATCCTTAATAGTCTCGTCATCGACCATGGATATATTATTTTTCGTTATGGTCAAGCATCTGTTTATCTTGTCTTGTATACGCATCAAGATACCGATGACACCATAACTTGCAAATGCATCTCCGTAATCAGCATTTTTCTTTTCAAATAATTCTCGTGCTTCATCTTGAATTTTTTTCAACTGTTCGACACGTGTAGCCATTTTATATATGTATATAAATGTATCTTTAATTAAGTTGCTATTACATGACTCACTTTCATTAATTTACCTCTAATATTTCCCTTAAATTTTCGTCTCAATAAAAATTTAAGATCCTTTCTTAAAAGTATTTCATACTCGTTTGAATATTTACTAGTTCCAATTAGAGGAAGGCATCTAGTACCAGGTAATAATGTAACGACATTAAAACAGCACCCTTTACCAGCAAATGTTCCTAAAGCCACGTCCCACGACAAGCTTGTCGACACATAACCTTTATTCAAAAATATCTCATTTTTAAAATTTTTGTTGAATGCACTCTTCGTAAAAAATGCATCTTTAACACCTCTAAACACTGTTAACTTTTTTCCAAGTGCCGGAGCCTTGGCCAGCACACCGTCAAGTGTTTTGATCAAATTTTTTATAAGAAAATCGTAATGGTGTTTTTTAAATTTAACTTCATTAAAATCTGTTAATATTTTAGTAATCGTACTGACTGTGAGGGTCCTAGGTTCTTTAATCAATCTTATAATATTAGTTTTATTAGATTTAATAAAATTTTCGTCAACTTTACCAAACACATCATCATGTACAGAATAACCATTTCTATTTTTAACAACCATCTTTAAATATTCATAAAATATCGTTAAATTATCGATATTATTATAATTGAGAGGTATTCCCCTTTCTGTCAAGTTCATATACACATCACCTTTATGTGAATAAGATCTGAGAGACCATAATTGTCCAATATCTAATCCTATAATATAATTATAGCATTCAGAGTACCATTTATGATCAAAATTGTATGCACTGTCCAAGTCTATATTTAACGTGCGAAACAACTGCAACATGGTATTTGTGTTTTTTCCATAATCATATTTCAAGTTTGTACTGCCTATAGAGAAATTTTTGGGGTTGAACAAAAATATATCACTATAAGTCTGAAGCGAAGCAAATTTTAAATTTATTATTGAATTGTAACTTGTATCTGAATATTTAGTATAAGTCGGTTTTACCGCCGGTGGTGCGATTAACATCTTTTTCATGAGTAAATTTTTCAATACCATTTTAGCTTTTTTGGTATCCATTTTAGGTTTGAGTGTTTGAGTATTTTTAGTCACAGTTTTAGGTTTTATAGGTTGTTCATTAAACACGACTTTATTTGGTGATCCGAATATAGCATTTAACAATTTCTTACCAGCTTTACTATTTTTATTTGCTTTTTTAACAACAGGTTCTAATAATTTTTTATTTATTTTTTTATCTTTTTTTATCAATATTAAAGAAATTTTATCCTTTTGATCGTCGAACACAGACGGATCTTTTTTGAGAGCTTTGTAATATGTTTGACTACCAATCTCTACGCATCTTTTAGTATTTTTATTGTATACTTTTTTCGGTTTAGGACATTTTAATCCTGGTTGTTCTGTAGGTTTTGGTTGCATGAACTTCATTATCTTTTTTTCATACACATCGAACGATGCCGGATTTTCTTCTAATATTTTGAAATACTCGTCACTACCTATGTTTACGCATTTTTTATATTTTTTAGAATATACCTGATGAGATGGACAGGGTATCTTTGGCATTTATATATGTTAATTTTTTTTTTGAAAACTATAAATATGGAATTACATATAACAAACACAACAGAACCTTCTGACATAGATATGTTTTTCACTGACTTGTGGAAGGATAAAAAATCTAAAAAATTAATAATAAACGCATCTAGATGTGACATATCACTGAAACGTGTATTATCTATAAGACATGTACTTGATAAACATAGAGAAAATTCTAGAAAATACATAGAAAACACAACGATATATCTAAAATCTAAAGTATTGGTGAATATAGTTAGATTAGGTTTAAAGATAATAGGTACAGAAAGACCCGTCTATCTAAGGTCTTTATCAGAAGTATAATACGTTTTACCCTTCATGACAAAACTATAAACTCTGGCCCACCCCCACGCCTGTGGAGAAGCTCCAGGTCGGTGTCCCGTTTTCCACGCGGCAAGTCCTCTATTAAATATAGTTTTTAGAGTTTTTTTAGGTATACCTGTCGACTTTGATATCTTATCGAAATTACCCTTATCACCTGGATATTTTTTATGAAATTTGGTTGTGTACGTGGATGGTTTAGTCTTCATACCGACATCAGTCTTGAATGGTTCATCGTCCTTTTTTAACATTTTTCTATATCTGGTTTCTATGTCACTTTTTGACCTAAGTCCTCTAAAATATTTCAATGGTGCATAAACCTTACCCAGACTTTTTCTAAGTCTCGAAGTTTCTTTTTTAATCTCTGAATCTTTTAACATATATATGGAGGTTACATTTAATTACAGAAAATGGGCAGAGGATAACGAAGTGTCTGTCCACTCATATGATGTTCATAGTGATCTGGGTGTCACAGTATACGATGGTTATGATGGACACGAAAACTATATACCACCTTCTAGGGCGATATCATATCTCACCTATAAACCAAAAAAAAGAGAACATGATAAATGGGGTACACAAGAAAAGGTTGAATTGATGAACGAGTTTTATAGATGGATTTCTAATCAAGCTGAATTTCATCAGAGAAGTGAAAGTAATATCATACGTAAACTTAAAAATATAATCACATATTTACAAAAATGAGTCTTCGCATTATCATGGGAAATATGTTTTCTGGTAAGACCACAGAACTCATAAGAGTTCTTAAAAGATATAACTCTATTGGTAAAAAAATATTGGTAATAAATTCTTCAAAGGATGTTAGATGTGACGATGAAGTACTCAAAACTCATGATAATGTAAAGTTTAATTGTGTAAAAATTGATAACTTTGAAAATATAGATATACATCCGTATGATATAGTAGCGGTCGATGAAGCACAATTTTTTACGGGATTGAAAGATTTTTGTCAGATTTGTATGAATTATAATAAGATAATAATAATAGCTGGATT